CGTATAAATGTTTCGTTCGTTGAAATGCTCGTAAACATAAAGAGGTATCCCTCTGTATGTCATTTTAAACCAGTTTCCATTTGTCCAATGGTTTTCTGATATTTCAACGTCTGGAAATTTTGGGTCACTAAAATATTTCACCGGCTTATTATGAATCCGGCTAATTTCCTCCTTTGTCGGTTCCCAATTTCCAACCCTTTTAAGCTCTCCATCCTCATTTTTTATCAATCGTCTGTCATCTATTATCATTGTTTCGTTCATCAAAAATTCATCAAATAAATCACATTGAATTTCTTTTCCCCATTTTTGATGCCATCGAACCTGTGTTAAATAACAAAATTTTCCGCGCGTATGACCTTGCATAGAAAATTTCCTAATTTTTCCATTTCTATCTTTTATCTCTGGAAATCTGTATTTCCAGCTTTTAGGCTCTATTCCCGATTCTACATATTTATCAACCAGCCGGTTAAAATATTCATCTCCTAGTGCCGGTTTCAACGACATCGATAAATGCTTATGACGATTTGATTCGGGTTCCTTTAAAATATATTTTAATATATACCTGAAACCCTCATAATGCGGTTCTTGAAAATAGGTGAACCCCTTTGTCCAATATTGCCAATTTAGTCGTGTTTCGTTTTTGACATTAGGGTATTTACCCGTAAAAAACAGAGCAATATGCCAGTGAGCCCTATTTTTAAATGATCCATGTTCTCCGACCACAAGAAACCTGCATTTATATTTTTTTCTTAAATTTTTCAAAAAAGATTGAACGTCTTTATACACCAACGTCACACTTCGAGCGCCGTTTGAATTATCATAAGTTAACGTTGCAGCAATCGTTTTTGTTGCAAATTTTGATTCCGCAATGCAGCGACCAACGAGGTCGTCGACCTTTCGTTTTCGGCATTGCCAGCATTGGCGACAACCAACCTCAATTCCGTTATCCAACAAATTCGGAGTTAAACACATAATCCTTCCTTTATTTCGTTTGGAGTCACCAAATGCATAGACATACAAGTAATGTGTTAGACCGGCGCTCCCTCGAGGTTAGTCCTCGAGGAAGCGCCGCTTTCATGATTTTTCAATCATTCCGAAAATATAATCTAGCTGGGAAAACCGTTGTTGGGTATCTTCCCTCAACGCTATTTTATTTTCGTTAGCGTATTTTTCCGCCGCTCGATAATCTCGCCAGCGTTTCAATTCCCAATGAGCAGGATCCCAAAATCTGGTATGTTCGTTTGGTTTACCCCAATCCGAACCATTTATTATACGCAGTTTCTTTTTACGGGCCACTTCATAGCCTATCGCGCAAACAATATCCCACTCTTTTTTAGTCATATTCCAACCATGTTCAGTTGAAATAATATCAACCGCGCAACCGTATTGATGCGGTGATTCACCGGCTCTAGCCTTTGTCACTTTTTTCTCGAAAAGTTGGTTTTGGCGCTCGCCGCTTCGATAAAACTCATGCGCTTTTACCGTTATACCGCGCTTCTCGCACTCGTATCGCATGGCTTTAAAAAAACTCACTATTTCGGGGTGCACCCCGAAATAGTTCGCCGCTTCTTTTACTCGCGTTTTTTTTGTTTTTTGATCTATTAAAGAAATGGCCGCTTCCTCATAACTATCATGCGCCCATTTCTTGCGCCATTTACCCCTGAGTTTGTCCATCAACCTTATTAGGTTCAACGTTTTCAACCTCGGTCGATCCTGCCTCAATTTGATTATCTCCTGTTATCTGCGCCACTTCTGGCTCTATTTTTTCGGCTGCCGCGCGCGCTCTATCTGCCTCAACCATTTCCTGCATCATTGCGTTATTGCGTTCCATCAATTTACGCATGCGCACAATTTCTGGATTCTCTTGAATTCTAGGCTCCAAATTTACCCAGTTTTCATCTTCGAAAACTTTTTCCACCGTTTGATCCACATCTGGACAACTCACTAAAACGGTCATTTTGGCCTCTTTTTTTATCACAACCGCCGTATCCTCGTTAGCCGTGTATTCGACATAAATCATGTCGTCTTGACCGGCTGCGAGTAATTTTTTTGTCTCGTATGTTTCTCCTTCAAGGCACCATACCTCGAAACGGCCATTACCCATCACACGCATTTTTACACGCATTGGCCTAATCGTCGGGAACTCCATTACCTCATCTTTTTTGTATTCTACCCATTCGCTGACTGGGCCCAGTTTCCAATGTTTCATTTCATTACCTTTCACATTGTTTTTTTGTTCGGGCAGGGCAGGGAGGACGCCCCGCCCACGGCTTAAGTATTATCACCCAACGCCGTTATCGCTTCGTAATCACTGGTTGCGTCAGTTTCCAACAACCGTTCACCAAATTGTACATTTGTATTTATGCTCAGATCTTGCGTGCAGCTAACCTCGAAACTGTCCACAGTTTGATCCGCAAACACTTTTTTATGCAGGTTCGTGCACAAATACATATCTGTGCTCAAACTCGGATTCGCCACCTCGTTTGTCCATATCCTCGCTCTGTCCTGGGCGTATGCGTCCGACGCCGGACGAATAAATTTTCCGCCCACCTTAACATCGTTTTTACGATACTCATGATTTAAATAAGTATACCCTAGCACGGCCGTAGGCGTGTTGTGATCCACGTCAAGATGGTCCTTGGTGACCGCAGCTACGCCTTGCCCACCTTCTATAGACAAATGATCTCTCAACGCGTTTGGCAGTTTATCGGGATCGCTCAAATACAGATAATAGTCTTTCGATCTTTCCCAAATTTGTTCTGGCGCAAATTCCACAGTGGTAATTAATATCCCACCTGTAGACGTTCGAGGCATTGAAACATTATGTGACAAAGTCACCATGCCTCTAGTAACGCTATCATCTAAATTTCCTGCGTCTGTAGCATATCGTTTTCCTTGCGCAAAAACTGATTTAGACATGCCACATAAAATAGGGTCCTTTAAGTATTCTAGCGGTACGGTTAACCCTTGCATCAACAAATCAATGATAAAATCATCGGTTTGACCGCTATACATACTGCGTAATTTTGCAAAAGCTGCTGTCTTACGTGCCCTATCTATATCGGCTAAATTCATTTTTGCCTGACTGCTCGATGTTGCCGTTAGTTCGGCCATAATATCGTTCCAAATGAATTTCCCAGACACATTGTCTACTTGAGCGCCATCCGCAGCGGGATTATATATATACCCCGATGCGGTAGAATCGACCGCATTGGTCGGCGTTCCCATATCCGAAGTGTTATACTCCGCTTTAGTCGAAGTAATGGGCGCTGTAAAAGTTAGCCCGTTCAACGTAACTTCGCCGGCAATCAATTTTTCGTCATAATCACCGACTATATGACTATGAATTGACGCCGGCCAAAACGCTTCAGCGAGTTTGTGCTCAAACTCATTCCGCAACGCTAGTTTTGGGCTTTTTGCTTTGCGCCTGTGATTAATGGCGTGATTATAAGCCTGCACGTAACTCATATTCATCGTTGCCGTATCGGTATGTATTCCCAAAGTTCGGTAAAATTCTTCCATATAATGCGATGTCGATACCGTCGTATCGTAATTTATCGCTGAACTTCCTTGCACTACCGCGCTTGTGTTATAGTTCCAGTATTTGTTGGTTTCGAAAAAGGGTATAACACTGCCTGTCGATATGCTGTTTTCTTTCATATACGACCTGTTAAGCTCCTCGAGAGACCCGTTAAATTGGCCAAAAGCCAAATAAGGCACAAAATAAGTATAAGCGCATGCGTGTACTGCGTTAATTACAGTCTCGGGCGTTTCGCCCATTTCCACCGCTATATTAACGCGCCCCCGAGCGCTTTCTTCCCTTAAAACCGGTTCCACCGCTATCGGCAATATTTTGCCGGCGTCACCAGATCCTATATAGCTTAATTTTGCCGGCCTATTGGTCCGTTTGAATTTAACCTCATTCTGGGGGATCAGTTCCGTTTGTCGCATATTTCTTTTTCCTTTAGTTGATTGAGCCCTTGGACAAATTTTTCCAAATTTTGCCACTCATTTTTTTTATTACTCGCCTTATTTTCTTCCGACGTCTCGCACATTTTTTACATTTCATTCTAATGACCAAAATATTTGTCTCGCTGTATTTGAAGCTCCCTAGAAATTGGATTCCATAAATAATGCCACATGTTGCCCAATTCGCTCGCTTCTTGGCCGAGTTTTCTCATTTTCGGATGATAAGGAGGCTGCTGCATGTTTCGGGATAGAACGCCATCCCAAAAATCCAAATATCTATCGGCTGTTCCAGCCCCTATTGCTAAAGCAACACCTCCTACCATTTCATCGATGCCTGCTTCCTCAAATGGTAAAAAATAACTCCTATTTGCGGCAGAGCCATAATGATGCCAAATCGCTTTGCCTCTACTAGAAACCGTCTTTCCCTCGCCGGTTTCCGTTAAAGCAAACCGCAACGGTTCAAAAACTGACCCGGCTGCCTGAGAGGTATTTATATATGGATCTGCGCCATCAAATTTTGTTATGTCCTGAACCGCCATTGGCGACGACCCTATTTTTTGCCCCAACATTGGTTTAGGCACGTTTTGAACCGCCGCCATAGCCGCCCGTGTTAATTTCATCTCATGATTAAGCCGCTGATTTTGCAAAAATCTGTCATTGGAAATTCTTGCATTTTGCAATTTTGTTTCGTGCGACATTACCGTTTTCGCCGCGCTTTGATCCATAAACGTGCCGGCAGCCGCCGACAAACCGCCCTCAAAGGGCGACCGACTCAACACACCTGCGTATTGTCCATAGCCGCCGCCGCCAGTTGCTCGAAGAACTGACAACGGATTAAAGCCGCCTTTAATCGCCGAATTGCGAAGATTCACAAAATGATTTTCGCGCTCCTTCTTTGCAGCATTTCGCGTCGCCATACCTCCAAGCGTGGACGCCGCAAAAGCTGCTGCAACTTGCCACATCATTTCTTTTCTCCCTTTTTGCGTGTTAAATGACTAAAACCGAGATCCGCAGCGATTAAGATCGCTGTGACCACCGCAGTTTCTATTTGCATCGAAGCCTGAGAATTGATACCCATCGAAGTAAGCATACCGCCGACAAACGTTCCTGCCCTTCGTGCAAGCGGCCCTGCTAATTCTCGGATTAAAACGTTCGTTAACACTTCTAAAATTCACCTATAGTTAAAAAAGGCGTATAATATGTATTATGTGCATAACTTTCGTTGATGCCTACATATATACGTTCGTACTATTCTCACCCCTGTTCTGTTTTCGGTCCCACAAAATGTTGTGGTCCTGTGACATGTTACCTATAACCTCAACCTAGACTCTATGTAAAGTACCTTTACCCTCTTTTTCCTGTTATTAAAATTTTTTGCGCGCGCGCTGCGCGCGCGCTATTTTTATTTTCTTATTGAAAAAAACTACACAAGCCCTCCGACATTTGGAAATCTCCGGGCATGTGCATTTTTTTAACTTTATTGTCGATCCAAAAATTGGTGTTCAAACGCCCTAGGGGGCTTTTAAACACCAATTTCTGTCTCTCCGGATTAACACCACTTAGCAAAACGTATTTTGCCAGATCCAGACCCTGTGTTGGCATCGGGTCTTTTAATACAACCGCGCATAACAAGTTCTGAGCGCATATTGCGCGGCGGTTGAGCTTGGGACACCCCCAGTCTTGTACGCCCCCCTCGAGGGGGGCGTCCGCTTTTTTTCTTTGGTGGGTTAATTTCCTCTATAACTGGGTACCGATCCACCTCCTGTGCGTAGTCGTTCCGGCTGCGCCGCCTTCTATATCCCAGTTTTAGTCTTAAAATCGACCTAATCGGATTTCTAAATTTTAATTTAATTTTTGGCGAAAGAAATCGGCGTACTTGCCTTTGGACAAGATTCGGCCGCGCTTTCCTATTTGCGCCATTATTTCGTCTGGAACGTTTAGCCACTCGCCTGCCTCCGTATAAATGTTTCGTTCGTTGAAATGCTCGTAAACATAAAGGGGTATCCCTCTGTATGTCATTTTAAACCAGTTTCCATTTGTCCAATGGTTTTCTGATATTTCAACGTGTGGAAATTTTGGATCACTAAAATATTTCACCGGCTTATCATGAATCCGGCTAATTTCCTCCTTTGTCGGTTCCCAATTTCCAACCCTTTTAAGCTCTCCATCCTCATTTTTTATCAATCGTCTGTCATCTATTATCATTGTTTCGT